GTATAAGGAAAAATCCTTTTGTCTCATTTATAACCAATGAGCACCCAACAAACATAAAAAGAAAAATTCAATACGAATTACTCCGTAATGGAGAAAGACTAGCTCGACTTGATCTTCGTAAAACACCAGAACTTCTTTATTTTCGTCGTCGTTATTACGGTGAAGGAGAGTTTTATTCTTGGAAATCCAAAGAGCTTCATGTTGATAGCATTCAAGGTCTTTATCGTCGAGTTGTGATTCTGGCTCATAATCGCACTGACGCTAAAAATATAAATTGGCCTACTCAGCGTATCGGTTCAGCTAGTGACCATTTTGCTGTCATTTGTCCTCGTGACAATCAGCAATGGCTTACCACCGTTAAGGAATGGTTTAATAAACGCGGTTGGACAGTTTTGGATATCACTGATCCTCCTCGACCCAAGGAAGAGATTCAGAAAGAAAGGATTATTCGTGCTGAGAAGACTAAGAAATTAGTTGGTATTCCCAAGCTAATGTCTTGTCTTTCAGACACAGGTAATATCAATACCGCAAATTTCCAAAATGAAAATGCTTCTCGTATAGAAAAACCAGCTTTCACTTTTAAGGAAACCAGTAAAAATCCCAGAACTACTTTGGGTGATCTTCCTTCGAAATTAGCTTCTCAGCTTATCTATGCATGGGGTGATATTGGTGGTGTTGTTGTAAACGCACCCCAACAAAACAAATGGGAACGTGAAGGAGTTCCTTCATTCTGGAAATGGCTCGCAGATCAATTAGATGAAAATCTGAAAGATCCAATTTTCAAAGAAGCCATCCAATATAATTTGCGACTTCAATACGAGATTATGAGTCCAAAAAATAAATATTGGAATCTCCTTTATACTATCGCCCATGGTTCAAATACGAGATTTCAAGAAGCTTTTGGGTTCTCTACCAAAATTACTACTCGTCAAAAAATAATGATCGATCTTCTCATCTATATACTAAAAGATGGTCGATACGATACTGATATTTCACTTCATTTTTCTCAAATCAAGGATGCAATAAAGAAGGTGGATATCCATCCAGATATCCTTGTTGCCTTGGAATATTATCAACAGTCCCTTTGGAGACACTTGATCTCATTCTCCGATTTCCGCCAATGTGATTTCTCTACACCCCAGAAAAGACTCGTCTGGAAAAAAGCGCGGAAACTTCTTTTTGGGTTTTAGAAAGGTACAAGTCCCATGACCAAAATTCGTATCATTGCCGCTGTTCTCGATAAGAAGCAGCTTACCATTTATGAAGAAGACGGAAATACCCGGACCTATCTACAGGGTAGTCCCTTCATCCAGCCAATCCTCTCTGTCGTTGCTCCCATCTGCTCGGTAGGTGGTATTGCCGAACTCGATCTTGCAACGCTGGGTCAGTTCGACAAGATGACCAATCCTTACATCTCTACCGAAAGGAACAGTGCCGGTATGATTCGCTTCCTTCGTGCAGCCAAGGAGAGCATTGAAAAGGCTCTAGGCCTCACTAACGAACCAAGTGAATCAAACGGTTCGCTGGTCATCGGTGACGTTCCCACTGATGGAAAGGTGGATACCCAGACCGCCATCAACGAGATTATGGCTAGTGCAGAAAGCATTACCAATCCCGAATACGATAATGAACAGACGACACCCGACAAGACCATTGTTGCTGTCATTGAAACCGAGGATGGCCCTGTTGCCATTCCCGGAATCGAAAACCTCGAACCTTATTTCGAGCACGCATCCCGTATGGGATCGACTGAAGGTGTCGAGAACTTCCTGAAGCGCATTGCACCTGTCATGGCGAAACGTCAGCATTCGATCACTGATCTCCTGAATTTCATGGAAAAAGCAGATCTTCCAATTGCTGATGACGGCCAGATTATCGCCTACAAGGTGCTCAACGGAAGCGAAGAACAATTCACTGATTGTCATACTGGCAACGTTAAGCAGCGTGTCGGCAGCTATGTTTACATGAAGGAAGATCTGGTCGATCCTGATCGTCGTCGAGATTGCTCCAATGGCCTGCATATTGCTCGTCGAGGCTATCTCAAAAGCTTCAATGGTACTGCCATGGTCATGTGCAAGATTCCGCCTGAGAACGTCATTGCCGTTCCTACTTATGATCCGAACAAGGTTCGCGTCTGTGGCTACCATATTATCGCAGAACTCACGCCTGAGATTGCGAGTACGCTTCGTCAGGATCGACCGATGACATCGGTTGAAGGCGGCAAAGCTTTCCTTGCTTCTGCAATCAGCGGAAACCATGTCGGCATCAACCAGATGGTTGAAATCGGTGGGCAGCGTGGGAGTAACCTAACGATCACTGATGTCGAAACGACTTACAGTCCGCCGACTCCTCTCGATCCCGAGAGCATCAAAAGGGCTGAAGTGCTCCGTGACAAGGACGCTGACAAGGTGAACAATGCTCCTCCTGTCGATCCCAAGAAGCTGGCATCTTCTGTCTCTGGTTCCCGCAAGGATCAGGCTCAGGCATTGCATGAGCGGATGGCTCTTGCTTCGAACCAAGACGAACAAGTCAAGCTCGCTCAGGAACTTGTAGCTTTGAAAAAGGCTTCCAAAGTCGGTTGGCACAAACTTGGATTTATTCCTAGCCAAGTGGCTACCATTGAGGCAACAGCCGCAATCCAAATTTCCAATCAGGAAGAAGACGAAAACGTGCGTAACAAGATTCCGATCAGCGAAGTGAAGCCTTCTGCCATGGAAACGGGCGGGTTCAAGACACCCCGTCAGGAAGCAGCAGAAAAGAAGAAGGAAGAACCTGTTCCTGAAACTGTTTCGGTCGATCTCAACAAGATGAGCCAGAAGGAAAAGATCCGACATTTCTACAGCACTGGTCAGTTCGACCAGTTGGCTATTCTCAAGAAGGCAGCCAAGAAAAGCTGGAAGGCACTTGGTTTCGACGAGAAGGAAATTGCCGAGATCGAGACCAATCTTTCGAAGTAAATATAACGGTAACCCATTGGAAAAGATGCCTCGAACCTATATAAGGTTCGAGGTATCTTTAATGGGGAATAGCCGTGGCTACCAAACTCGATGACACTGACAAACGTATTCTCAAGCTCAATAGCTTAGGACTTTCTCTCGCCAGCATTGGCAAAAAACTGAACATTCATCAGACCACTGTGAAGTTCCGTCTCAAGCGCATGGGTCTTGATCCCATCGATACGAGACGGGCTTTCATGGAAGATGTCTATGACGCCCTGCCCGGACCAACGCGAGAATGGCTCATATCGCAGATTGGCCCACAGATCTCGGTCAAGGATTTCGTCAAGAATCTCATAGCCGAGCGATATATCGAATCCTTGAGCCAAGGAAAAAATACATGACTTCTCAGATCATTGCTTCAATTGCTCAATGGTTCAAAAAGGCAAAGCCCGAACCCACTACCAACGATCTCACCACGCAGATGGGTGTCCATTGCGAGGAAGTCGTTGAGATGCTGGACACCCTCTCTGGCACCACTCCCCAGATGACGGATATCATCAACACTGCTCGTCGATCCCTTCATGCCTTGGCTGAAGAATTGAAGAACACCAATACGGCTTTCGTGCACACATCGCACAAACAAGATTTCCTCGACAGTCTTTGCGATCAGATCGTCACTGCGACTGGCGTAGGCGTTTATGCCGGTTTCCCAATCGTAGCTGCTCTCGCAGAAGTCGATGCATCGAATCACTCAAAGTTCGATGAAAATGGAAATCCGATTCTCAACGCTCAAGGCAAAATCATGAAGGGGCCGAATTATTTCAAGGCCCGATTGCAGCAATTCGTTTAACAGAAAGACTTAACCCGTGACCCAGACCGACACCACCAACATCTTTAACCTGAATGCAGGGCAGCAGAATGCCGAGGAGGTATTTTTCAAATTCCTCTTTGCACCCGAAAAGGAGATGGGGATCTCCGGTCCCGGTGGTGTCGGTAAGACCTATCTGATGCGTGCATTGATCGACCAGACCATGCCTCGGTATCTTGAAACTTGTGCTATTATGGGCATCGATCCGAAATATGAAGAAGTCAATATGTCAGCCTTGACTAACAAGGCAACTTCAGTTCTGGCACATCATATCGGTCGTCCTGCATCCACTATTCATTCTCTCTTGGGTCTCACAGTCAAGAATGATTATGGCACAGGAAAAACCAAGCTCGTTCGTAAGAACAACTGTGTTCCACTGCATGGCAAGATCATCTTTATTGATGAGGCCTTCATGACAGATACCAATCTGCGTAATGAGATCCTTGCTCTCACTCCCAATTGTAAAATTATTTATGTAGGCGATCACTGTCAGCTTCAACCTGTCGGTGAACGTGTCTCTCCTATCTATCGAGACCAGAGCATCAAATGGGCACATCTCACGGAACCAATGCGAAATGCTGGACAGCCAGCCTTGATCAATCTCTGTAATCAGGTTCGACATACTGTCGAGACTGGTGAGTTCCTACCCATTCAGATGGTTCCCGGTGTGATCGATCATCTTAGCGATGAGCAGATGGCTACCGAGCTTGAGCAGGTCTTTTCAAATCAGACCATGGATAGCCGTGTTCTCGCTTTCACAAATCAGCGTGTACAGGCGATCAACGATCATATCCGTCTACTTCGAAAGCTTCCTGATGAATTCCAGATAGGCGAATTGCTCGTCAACAATGGAGCATATCACAGCAATTCCGGTATCATTCCCGTCGAAGAAGACGTTGAACTTCTCGAAATCGGTGAACGTGAATTGATCAAGCTTCCCTATGGAGCCGATATTACCATTCGTCGGTGCAGCATCCGAACAGGTCTCGGTTATACGACCGATGATGTTCGTGTGCCTGTCGATTGGAATCACTATCAGGATCTCATGAAGTGGTATGGCAAGAAGAAAGATTGGTCCACTCTGTTCCAATTGAAAGAAACCTTCGCAGATTTTCGTCAGCGTGACGCAGCCACTTTTCACAAGGCACAAGGCAGTACCTACAAATCGGTATTCATCGATCTCGGTAATCTGAGTTCGTGTAATATCAGCGATATGGTCGCCCGTATGCTTTACGTTGGCGTATCCCGAGCCAAGGAAAGAGTCTATTTCTTTGGCTCGCTGGCTTCCAAATATGGAAGCATCATAAAATAAGGAGGATTTCATGGATACTTATCGTATCATTGAAGATCTCCGGAGCTATCTGATCAAGTCTGAAACCAATCGTGTTAAGAATTTAACCGATAAAATTATTGAAGAAAACTGCCGTATCAATCACCAACCGTCAGACGGTTTTGTGTATATGGGAGATTACTTCAAAAAAAGTGATCTTGGTTTGGGCAAGCCCCAGTTCATTTCGCTCCATCCAGATCTTTATGACAGGGCTGGATTGATCTATAAAGCGAATGAACGTATCGAGCGGGAAACCCGTAAGATCTGCCAAGCTCTTCAGACCATGATCGGAGAATGTACCAGCTTCGATCAGATCAGGAATTGTCTTCCGGATAGTCTTGCTGCCTTGGTTCCAGTGGTGCAGAAACTGCCCCGCACAGAACCAATGGAAGCTGTTCTGACCCCTCGTGCTCTCAAAGCCTATGGAAAGGTAAGTGTGACCATAGATGTCTATATGGCTACACACTTAATATTCTGATGCGATACCATCAATACACCCCTAATCTTTCAAATTATCCTATTGCTGTTCTCGTATCTGACATTCGAACCTCTGACATTCTCAAGGAATATCTCGATCCTTTTGGCGTAAATCGCGAGAATGTTCTGGTGCTCTCTCTGCATCAACATCCCACCAAAAAGAAAACTCCACGTAGTGAAATGCGTGATTATGTGATGGAAGAGCTTCTTCCCGTTATCGAAGAAATGAATTGTGAATATCTTCTCGTTGGCGATGCAGAATATTTCAAGCTTCTCACTGGCCAAAATAAGGCAGATGCAAATCTTGGCTATGTGATGAAGTGTGCCTTCGGTGTTCAGAAGGTCATTTATGTCCCGAATTATCGGACCATCTTTTATGATCCCGATACCATTCGATCCAAGATCAACCAAAGCATGACCGCCTTTCGCGAGCATGTCGAAGGCACCTACAAGGATCCCGGCAAGAGTATCATTCACTCTGCCGAATATCCACAAACTACCAAAGACATTGAGAAGGCTTTAGAGCGCCTTCTCGAAATGAACGTACCTCTGTCCATCGATATCGAAGCGTTCTCTCTAAAGCATCCTACAGCCGGAATAGGCACTATTACCTTCTGCTGGGATAAGCATAACGGCATCGCTTTCCCGGTGGACTATGTTCCCATTCCGGGAGCCACTTCGGCTCCGTTCGGACGACAGGTTACCAACAAGCCGGTTCGTCGATTGCTACGGCGATTTTTCAGGCGCTTCCTGCAAACAGCATATTATCACTCGATCAGCTATGACGTTTACATCCTGATCTACCAGCTTTTCATGAATGATATCCTTGATACCAAGGGTCTCCTTAAAGGCATGGATATCATGCTACGAGACTGGGATTGCACCAAGCTGATCACCTATCTGGCGACCAACACTTGTGCCGGTAACGATCTCAGTCTCAAGACGCAGGCACAGGAATTTGCGGGCAACTATGCACAGGAAGAGATCAAGGATATTACCCGTATCCCGCTTCCCGAGTTGCTCGAATATAATCTGGTCGATGGTCTTTCCACTTGGTTCACCTTGGAAAAGAACTATCCAATCATGGTGGCTGACGAACAGCAGGAGATCTATGAAACGATTTTCAAGCCTGCCATGCTGGATATTATTCAGATGCAATTGACGGGTATGCCCGTCGATATGGAAGAGGTCCAACAGGTCAAGATCCAGTTGGAAGGAGAGCAGGATCTACTCGTTCACGACATTCTGAACAATCCGATAGTGGTCGATTTCACCAAGCATTATCTTGATGTGCAATATGCCAAAAAGATGAATGCCAAATGGAAGAAGAAATCCATTACTCCGGCTGAAGCCTGTCAGGAATTCAATCCGAATTCCGGACCCCAATTGCAGGATCTTTTGTTCACTTGGCTCAAGCTTCCGATTCTTAATTATACCAATGGTAATCAACCATCGACTGATGGTGAGACTATTGAAGCTCTCGTGAACCATACAGATAATTCTGATATTATCGAACTACTTGAAAACTTCAAAGTTCTCAAAGTCGTATCGAAGATCACCAGCAGTTTTATTCCAGCCCTTGAAGGAGCTTTCAAAGGAAAAGACGGATGGCATTATCTGTTCGGGAACTTCAATCTTGGGGGTACTTTATCGGGGAGACTTTCATCTTCCGACCCCAACCTTCAGAACTTGCCGTCCACTGGCAAAGGAAAGCCCCTCAACGCAAAATACGCCAAGCTTATCAAAGGCTGCTTCAAGGCACCTCCCGGTTGGCTTTTTGTTGGAATCGACTTCAACTCGTTGGAAGATCGTATCTCAGCACTGACTACAAAGGATCCGAACAAACTCAAGGTTTATACGGACGGGTACGACGGTCATTCGCTTCGAGCTTACAGCTACTTTGGGCACTTGATGAGTGGAGTAGATCCGAATTCAGTAGCCTCGATCAACTCAATAGCAAAGAAATACAAGCCATTGAGAGATCGCTCCAAGAACCCGACCTTCACCCTGACCTATCAGGGTACTTATCACGCGCTAGTCAAGAAATATGGTTTCACAACCGAAGAAGCCATGGAGATCGAAAAGAAGTACCACGAACTTTATCAGGTATCGGACGACTGGGTAAATGCGAAGCTGAAGCAGGCGACTTCCTCGGGCTACATTACCGCAGCCTTTGGGCTACGTCTGAGAACGCCTTTGCTCGCTCAGGTTATCCGTGGCAACAGCAAGACACCACCAGCCGCAGAGGCCGAAGGACGCACCGCTGGGAACGCTCTGGGACAGAGTTGGTGCTTGCTCAATTCACGCGCTGCCAGCGCCTTTATGAAGCGCGTGAGGACAAGCGATTATCGGTACGACATTCGCCCTTCCTCTCAGATCCACGACGCTCAGTACTACCTTATCCGCGATGATCTGGAACTGCTCGAATATACCAACCAGTATCTCGTCAAGGAAGTCGAATGGCAGGAGCATCCTGATATTCAGCATCCTCTGGTCAAGCTGGGAGGCGAATTGGCGATCTATTATCCTTCATGGGCGGAAGAGCACAGCATTCCGAATGGAGCTAATTGCAACGAAATCCAGATTGCCTTTCAGGAATCGTTATAAGCGATGAAGAAAGCTGCATAAAATTTTCAGGGTAAGCTGTTTATAACAATGATCCTTACTGGATTATCATGTCCCGTTTTGATATTCCTATCTGCCCTCGGGGGACCATGCTTGCCTGATCACAGGCACCGAGGGCATAACACCAGCAGGAGAAACCCGTGGCAAAAATGCATTATTACCTTGTTGCCGGTCGAATTTACGCAAACGACTCATCTGTTCCAGATGGTCAGGACGGCAGGGTAAGTCTGGATCTCAATTGTGTCGTTGATTCCACCAAGAAGCAGATTGATGCGACCTTGATGGGCAAGGCACAGCAGGCTCTCCAGCTTCGCTTCTTTAAGGAAGCAAATGATACCAAGCTGGAAGTCTTCGACGTATTCCTTATGAATTTCGTCTATTGCGGTCTGATGTCACCGGAGGAATTTGCCAAGCCTTCCGGTGCGATGCAGTCGGGCAATCCCAGCATCGACAATCCATTTGAGAAAACGAACTAACTGTTCAAATCAAGGCATTGAGGTGTTTCATGGGAGGAGTCACTAAGGAGAAAGGCTAACATACCATGCAAACAGAAACAGTTAAGCGTGAACTGAGAGAGTATCCTAGTTATGCCTACGACCACCTCTACCAAAGGAAACAGGCCGTAGGTTACGAAGGATCACCCACTCAGTCTGGACAAGGCCAGTTGGCATTCCAAATCCGACCGGCATTCTTCGCTTAACATTCTAAAGATACCTCGGTTCCCAAACTTTCACAGGTGACGGAATCGAGGTATTTTTCCCGGCTCTCCCTATTCAAGTCCCTTATAGAAATCTAGGAGATTCTTCGTGAAGATCACGAACAACAGTGGGATATCCTTACCACTGGCAGTCTGGTTGCTGCATGACGATTACGACTATATCAACGATCCGGATTATATCTCCGTCACTCGTTTGATGCGACCCCTTCGACAGATCGTTCTACCGGGACGTATCCCATTTGAAGAACGGACTAGCGATGTCGAAGATTATATCGCCCGTGCTCTTGGTAACTCGATTCACAATTCAATCGAGTATGCATGGAAAAATAATCTGGCGACCAAGCTTCGAATGCTTGGTTATAAGGATAATCTAATCGAGAAGATCGTCATCAATCCTGATGATGATCTGATTCGCTCAGACGACTCTCTTATCCCTGTCTATATCGAGCAACGCGCCCATCGTGAGATCGATACCCATTTCGGGGTAAAGCGCGTCGGTGGCAAGTTCGACATGGTTGCCGATGGTATTCCACAGGATACCAAGAGCACAAGCGCATGGGCTTGGGCCAAGGGAACCAGAGACGACGAGCATATCCTTCAGATGAGCATGTATCGTTGGATCGATGCAACGCAGCCTTTGCAAAAGATCCATGAGGATTTCTGTCAGGTGAACTACGTTTTCACTGATTGGCAGAAAAGCCAAGCTCGCTCTAATCCTGCCTATCCGCAGAAGCGTGTTGAGACCAAGACGCTCAAGCTGCTTTCCCTCAAGGAGACAGAGCAGTTCATCGAACATAAGATCCATGAGGTTTATACCCATTGGAAAACGGAAGAGCCCAAGCTTCCGGAATGCACCGATGAGGAACTTTGGCGTTCGGCTCCGCAATTCAAATATTTTGCTGATCCGGAAAAAGCAAAAATTCCCGGTGCGCGTTCGACCAAGAATTTCGACACGCTTCACGAAGCAAATCAATTCAAGACTGAAAAGGGCAAAGGCATCGTCGTCACTATTCCCGGCGAAGTGAAACGCTGCGGATATTGCGATGGCTTCGATCTCTGCACCCAGAAGGATCGCTATCTATGATTGACCTCACAGGGGTAAAGCACCATCCAGCCATCGAAGAGATCGTCACCGTTCTCTGCAACAAGACCCAGAACACTGACCGTGGATTTTTCCGTACAGCCACTGCCTACTTCCTTGCGAAGATGGCAGCTACGATGCGTGCCAGTGTCATCACCAAAGATCGAGGCGAAGTGCCCGTTAACCTTTATGTGATGAACCTTGCAACGTCAGGCTTCGGTAAGGGCCATTCGGTCTTCCTGCTCGAAAACGAATTCCTCGGAGCATTCAAGCGTCGTTTCATGGAACACAGCTTTGAACTGCTGGCAGATAAGAAGCTTTGGGACATTGCCAACGACTGGGCCATCCGTTCCGGTAAGAGCCAACAGGAAGAATATGATCGGGTCGTCCGTGAATTTCAGAAGCAGGGACCGTATCCATTCACCTTCGACAGTGGCACAGTGCCAGCCATCAAGCAGCTACGTCAGAAGCTACTCATGGCCGATGTCGGTGCCGTCAATCTTCAGATCGATGAGATTGGTTCCAATCTGGTTAACTCGACCGAGATCCTGACGCTCTACCTTGAATTGTTCGATCAGGGCATGACCAAGCAGAAACTGGTCAAAAATACGCAGGATAACCAGCGTGGTGAAGACTACGATGGTAAGACTCCGACCAACATGATGCTGTTCGGAACTCCGAGTAAGCTTCTCGATGGATCCAGCACGGAAGATGCTTTCTATTCCATGCTCGAAACCGGCTACGCTCGTCGTTGCCTGTTCGGCTATGGTCAGCATCAACATAATGCCTTCGAGAACATGACGCCTGAGCAGATCTGGGCTGACCTGATCAAGCAGGACAATGTGACGGCCATCAACACATGGGCGATGCGTTTCCACGATCTGGCTGATCCTGCCATGTTCAAATGGAAGATGGACATGGAAGACGAGGTGGGAATCCAGCTTCTCACCTATAAGATCGAATGCGAGAAGGCAGCGATCAAGCTGGCTGATCACGAGGAAATCAAGAAGGCTGAACTGATGCACCGTTATTTCAAGGTGCTCAAGCTTTCAGGTGCTCTGGCCTTCGTGGACAAGTCACCTGAAGTCGAGATGGATCATCTCATGTCGGCTATCTTGCTGGTCGAGGAATCAGGCACAGCATTCCAAAAGATCCTCAATCGGGAAAAGCCCTACGTCAAGCTCGCCAAATATATGGCAGCGGTCAAATCCGAACAGACCCATGCTGATCTTCTCGAAGCACTTCCGTTCTATAAGCCCGGAGTATCGGCCCGAAACGAGATGATGAGCCTTGCAACCGCTTGGGGTTACAAGAATCATATCATTATCAAGAAGAGCTTCGTCGATGGCATCGAGATCTACGAAGGCGAGACCATTGAAGAGACCGATCTGAATGGCCTGATCCTGTCCTACTCGGACCATTGGGCTTATAATTATACGCCCGAACTGGCTCCGTTCGATCATCTTCATGTGCTCACCCAGCTTGCCGGTCATCACTGGGCGAATCATCATTTCGACAACGAACACCGTTCGGAAGAGAATGCCCAGAAGCCTTTCAACATGATTGTCATCGATGTCGATGGTACAATCTCATTGGCTGCTGCTCATGAACTGATGAAAGAATACAAGTTCATGACCTATACGACCAAGCGGCATACCGATGCAGAAAATCGTTTTCGGATGATCTTTCCGATGAACTACACGCTGAAGCTCGATTCAGAAGAGTACAAGGCATTCATGAATGCTTTTCTGGCTTGGCTCCCTTTCGATACCGATCCGAGTTCAAACCAAAGAGCCAAGAAATGGGAAACCTTCGATGGTGGATCCTACCACTATAATCTCGAAGGTGATTTGATCGACATTCTACCGTTCATCCCCAAGACCAGCCGCAACGAAAGCTATCAGAACCAGACCAAGGAACTCCAGAGCCTTGATAATCTGGAGCGTTGGTTCGCGCAGCAAATGGTCACTGGCAACCGTAACAACAGCATGATCCGGTTTGCCTTGGCTCTGGTCGATAGCGGCTTCTCATTACCCGATGTCAATCAGAAGATTGACGACTTCAACAAGAAGCTGAGCGACCCTCTCTCCGAAGAGGAAATCAGCATGACGATCAAGAAGACCGTGGCGAAGCAGTACCAACCTGTCAGCCACTCATAGAGGAAGTCCCATGTCCGACGAGACCATTTCAGACCATATGAACACCCAGCTTCTCCTGATTTCGGGGGAATCTGGATCCGGCAAGAGTGCATCCCTGAAGGATATTCCTAATCAGGAAAAATGGCTTTATGCCAACTGTGAGGCAGGGAAGCGTCTGCCTTTCAAGAACAATTTCCGAACGTTGAATATCACCGATCCTTATCAGGTGTTCGAGGTATTCGACTATGCAGAAGAAAACCCGGACGAGGTGGATGGTATCATCATCGATACCGTCACCTTCCTGATGGACATGCTGGAAACCCAGTACGTTATCAGTGCTCCCAACACGCAGAAGGCATGGGGCGAATATGCCCAGTTTTTCAAACGCTTGATGCAGCAGCGTGTTGCTCGTCTGGAAAAGCCGGTGATTATTCTCGGTCATACTCGTGCAGAGCTTGACGAGACCGCCATGGAAATGAAAGTAGCGGTTCCCGTCAAAGGCTCTCTCAAGAACAACGGCATCGAAGCATATTTCTCCACGGTGGTTTCCACCAAGAAGATACCATTGAAGAAACTGGAAAAATTCCAATCCAAGCTTCTCAATGTCACTGAAGACGAGGAAGACCTTGGCTTCAAATATGTGTTCCAGACACGGTTGACGAAGGAGACCACAGGCGAACGGATTCGCTCTCCCATGGGTCTGTTCAGTCGTGCTGAAACTTATTCCGACAATAACGCATGGATGATTCTCCAGCGTCTCAGAGACTTTTACGGTTCTTAACGAAACGTAGAAACTTGAATTTTTAGAACCAAGAAGAAAGGAAATACAATGGGTATCTTTGGTAATCTCGGCAAGGAAGGACTGGAAGAACAGCAGGATCGTCTCGGTGGATTTGCTCCACTCGAAACCGATATCTACCTTGCCAAGATCAAAGTCGCTTATGCCCTCAAGTCTTCCGGTGGAGCACAGGGCGTATCCATCGTCGCTGATATTGATGGTCGTGAATATCGTGAAACGCTCTGGGTCTCGAACAAGAAGGGCGAGAATTTCTGGATGAACGACGACAAGAAGGTCGCTCTTCCGGGCTTCACTGTCATGGACGATATGTGCCTCGTCACTTGCGACATGCCGCTGAAGGACATGGAAGCTGAAGAAAAGATGATTAACATCTGGTCTTACGAGGAAAAGAAGGAAGTCCCGACTGCCGTTCCCGTCCTCACCGAAATGCTCGGCAAGGAAGTTTATCTCGGTATCTGGAATAATCTGGAAAACAAATCCGAGAAGGGCGATGATGGCAATTATCACGATATCGCTGATACGCGTGTGACCAATACCATCGACAAGGTATTCCATCACCCGTCGAAGATGACCGTGGTTGAAGCCACCAACGGCAAGGATCCCGAGTTCTTCGATAAGTGGCAGGAACGCAACAAGGGTCAGCAGCGTGACAAGCGTTCCATCAAGGATGGCGAAGGTGGAACTTCGGGTCGTCCCGCTGGTGAGGCACCTAAGTCGGGCGATAAGGCTCCGAAGAAGAGCCTGTTCGGTTGAAAATAATCTGCTAGTTTTGGTCCCCTGTAAAAAAAGGGGACCAAAATTTGTCGAATGATCCAACCCAGAAATATTTAATTTCTGTTCCAATCTCTATCCAGATTTCGAAGAAAAAGAAATTTTATCTGAATCTGAATGGATATCGGAATGCTCATTTCCGTGTACTTCACAAAGCCAAAAAGGATTTTCATGATCTAGTAAAGAGTGACCTACTCAAGCTACCAATCATGAAAGCCGTCGAGCTTACGTTCATCCTGTTTCCCGGTTCTCGGGCAAACAGAGATACGGCAAACGTTTGCTCGGTTGTCGAGAAGTTTTTCTGCGACTCATTGGTAGAATGCGGTAGGCTCGAAGATGACAACTATACAGTAGTCCTTCAGACCCTATATCAATTTGGGGAAGTGGACCCTAACAACCCCAGAGTCGAGGTTACAATCCGAGACATGACCAAAACCCTAAAGGAAGACCCCATGCAAATCCTATTTAATCAGAAGGAAATTGAAGCCGGTATCCGGCTGTACGTTGAATCCAAGGTGAACCTCGAAGAAGGCCAGAAGATCGATATCGATCTCCGTGCCACTCGTGGTGATGAAGGCTTCACTGCCGAGATCAGTATTACGGATCCCGAGGATCTGGTTCAGGAGGCGGCTTCAGCCAAGACTACGACCGCTCCTGCTTCTACCTCTGCGCCTACGCCTGCACCGACTGCCACGCGTAAGCCCAAGCCGGTAATGAAGGCCGAGGCTCTTACTGAAAAGCCCGATGAAGTCCCTGCTGAAGAGCCTGAGCCTGCAAAGGAGGAATCGGCATCGACCGAAGAGACGTTTCCCAACAAGGCGGATGAAGCAGAATCGGAAACTGTCGAATCCGAAGCCGATACCACTGGTGGCGAAGAAACGGCGAATGCCGAAGAACCTGCCAGCAAGCCTAAAGCAGCAGAGCCAAAGGAAGAACAGCCCAAGCGTCAATCTCTCTTCGGTGGGCTTGGCAAACCTAGCAATTCGTAATTCTAGCACTCATCGCTAGAACAGGGGTGGTGGTAACTGGCCGGATACCCAAGTCCATTGGAACCACTCATCGTTTGGACAGATTGCACCACCCCGCACTTATAAGGAAGGTAACATGCTCACTCTCATTCTGATCGGTCTTGTTGCTTATGCCATATTTGAAGTACGCAAATTACGTACTGAAATGAGACAAACTGAGATCGACTTGGAAACTGTTGAACCAACCAAAAAGGAAAGCTGGTTGGATATTGACTTTCCTGAGAAAGAGTGAGTATAAACTATTTATCTGGATCGTCGCTCAATCTCCCCCGATTTCTCCTGATTATCCAGATAAGCCCCTCCTCTCACATACCCCCGAGAGGAGGGGATTTTTATTTCACCAGATTATACCAAGGATTCAGGAAGTAAGCCCTGAACGCCTGACCAAATCCCATTGAATAATCCAGCCGACCATCTGCCATCACTGCTCCCAGATTATCTGTTAGTGGTGAGCCAATCGTACCGAAGGTGGTCGGCATCGGCGCCTGCATGGCCAGCAGCACATGCAGAGGATTATTCCGAAGCATCGAGAGTGCCGTCTTCATCGACCGCATCTTGAAGTTCCAAAACCAAAGCAGACCGACACTTTCCACATAACCCCGGAAACGTCCCGGCAGCCTATCATAGTTCACGAACTCTTCTGTGATCCGAGTCAGAGCACCCTTGTTATCCAACTGCTTACGCTTGATCAGATCGTCGTAGAGAATGGCCTTACCCAAGAAATCACCATATTCCACGGCGTGTTGCATCGCCTGATACAAAGCCGTGTCACGGCTGATCCATGCATAGCGTCCGAGTGTACGAATACCATCAGGCAGCTTGTCCACCTTCTCTTCGATATAGCGGCCCAGCTTGCCTTCGTAGAGCGACGTACCACCCTGACCAATATCGGCATCAGAAATCGAGTTAAACTCACCTGCTTCGATCAGAGGCCAGATGCTAAGACGACGATGGATCTCATCGATAGCAGCAATCTGGTTCCGTAATGCTCGACTTTTGATCGGGTCATTTTCGACAGCCACCAGTTCTGCTTCGAGATCCATTTTCTTTTGGCTCGATTCGGCATAGCTGCGAATCTCGGTGATCTTCCGAGGCATCGCTCGAACGATGCTCATCATTGGAACACCCCGAGCCATAAGCTGAAGAATGTTCGACAGGAAGTTGGACACAGGCACGATGACCGACTTGATAACAATCGTCATTTTCGCATCGCTGACAAAGTTCTGAAGGATTTCTTCCCCCTTTACCAGATAGCGATAAGCGTCGTTTCCAAAGACCTCACCAGCCATCTTCGTGAGACGATTACGGGTCTCTTCAGAGAGCCGTGACGTACCTGTCCACAAGTCACCCACAGAGGCCTGTCGATAACCTAGAACGTCCTCAACCATGCTTTTGTGAACCATGAACTGGTCACCAAACACACTCTGGGCATATTGACGCATCTCAGCCGTCATCAGGTTGATGCCATCGACTAGTACCGGATCTTTGATCTTTGAAGGCGCAAACAGATCAATATATTGATCCTTGTTTCCACGCTTCAAATCGGCGTCATACATCTCCTTGAGACGTTCGATCATGATCCGATTGACGATCTGAGATTTTGCCTCTTCGACCTGACGGCCTTTCCATGCCCCCATCATCTGACCGAAGTGATCGTTTCGGGCTACACGATGGTACTCGACAGGACTCGTGCTGTATTCATACGCCACGACCTGACCGTTCTCATCCATGATCGGCATTAGCCGTTCGGCTCCTGCCTCGGAACGACCATTCTCTTGCAAGCGATTGATCCGGCGAACTTGAGCAGGATCGGTAATCCGATCAATGGTAATCTGTCCCATGGCTCCACCCACAGTGTAACCAGTGAGCACAGAAACACCGCCTGCGGTGTTATGGATATTCTGGGAAATTCCCTGATTGTAAATCGACCGGCTTTGCACGGGCAGATAATAATAGGCCATCGGTTCCATGTTCTTCACATGGCTGGAACCTTCGTACATTGCCACTCGACGGAAGCCCATTCCGATCAGACGGTAGTCATCCTTCAAAGGTGCTACTACTAAAGTATCACGGTTTTTCTGTTCACTCGGAACGAAGCCCTTGTAGTGATTCATCCGTGCCTGACGCTGACCTGCATCATCGGTGGCTTCAAGGATCTTTCCAATTTCGACACGACGGATGCCACCCAGATAGGCGAGCGAGAACGCCATGCCTTCGGCTTCATTCTGAGCCAAGGAAGAAAGCCTGTCGAGCGTCTGTTCGCTGAGATAGGTAGTAGCCCTTAGCGTAACATATTCATTGATCGCATTGACCAGTTCACGGCTCGGAGCGGTGCCCTTCGTCATGTACCCAATAGCATAGGCATTTCGCCAAAGCTGCTGAGGCACGATTCCACGCATCATGAAACGAGCGAGATCTTCGCTTTTCTTGATGACCGTATCGTAGTCATCCTTTTCCAGTTCACGGATCTGCTCTTCGAGTTCCGACATCCGGCGTGACCGGAAATCAGGATCACGGAAATATTCCAGTGCGTCCTGCTGGTTCATTCTCGAAGTCTGGAGCAGGGCAGCGAAATCAGTCTTCGCCAGTCCGTGATACAGATCCGACCATTCCTGCTCGGTCAGTTCACGCGAGAAACGTTCAGCCAGCTTACGAGGCAGATGGTCACGATACTGCTGACGGTCACGTGCCACCATGGCCGAGACCATCTTGATCATGTCGTAGATACCAGCATTGGTTTCGGTACGACCAACGATATCCTTGATGAAATCGTAGAATGGCTTCCAGATATTCTTGGTGCTCATCTCGCCAATAATATCGCTGGCGAACTGATCAGCCGTATCGACATCCATCAGAGAAGCCGCCATCTCGACGAGCTTAGTGCTTGTCTCGACGAAACGACTATCGCTGTTTTCACGGATTTCACGAGCCTTGGTAGCCGCAGCTTTGGCCAGCTTTTCAGCCCAACTCACGATGAAATCATTGATTCCATCAGTGACGTTGTTCACCTTTCCAACCGTCTGATCAAGCCAAGTCTGACGATCCTGTGCAATGCGAACAAGCTGTTCCGTCAGTTCGCCAATGGCGTCTTGAACATTATCGGTATTCTTGTCCTGATTGGCGAGCACACGAGACAGCTTGTCGAACGTGGTGATACCCACGTTTTCGATCAAACCATCCAGACCAACTCTCGAACTCTTATCCTTCTGGGGTAGATCCATTCCAGCAAGGATTTTCTTAAATTCTGGATTGACTAGTCCAAGAGCCAAGAAAGAGGAGAGGAGTGCAGTACGACCCAGATCATCATTAGGCACATTGCGGCCAACCAAAAATATACCCGCAATGGCGTTGAATCGTTCTTGCGCATAATGCTCCTGCTCAGGTGTCGGATTCTCAGGATGAAAATCCGAAAGTTTTAGTTTGTCCTGCACATGATTGTAAAGTTCCTGAAGCCTCACCATCGAGGCTCCATCCAGTTCAGCGCCCGTTGCCATGGCTGCAACGATAGCTTCGAACGTGCTCTTCTCGTCCGGGTTCATCGAAAACCCAGCCGCTTGGAATTTTTCAGCAATTTCGTGAGCACGACGAATAGCCCGAATATTCTCATTCACACGGCGAGAAGCATTATCTCTCACCGTTCGATTACGAATCGTTTTTTCCAGAGTTTCCTCTGAAATATAACGAGCCACCTTATCGTTCAGAATATCATTGATACGCTGGAGTTCACTGGTTTTCATCTGGAGAACGGTATCAGCAAAGCTGGTAACGTTATTCCGACCATTGATCACAACCTGCGTATTGAAAAGCAGATTGGAAAACAGATCGTCTTCCACCTTGGGCTTACGCTTGTTACCCCAGATGATCGCCTTGATTTTATCGATCACATTACGGGCCATCGTGGCAATCTTGCTGGCCTTGGTTTGCTTACCCAGCTTGACCAGTTGTTCGTTTGCCAGTGCCCATGCCATGAATTCATTGAGAGCAGCCGCACGCTGATCGGCTTCATTCTCGTAATCGAGACGAGCATCAGCCATGGCTTTCTGAGCATCCAGCATGGCCTGCTGTTGGGCAAAGCTCATCGTGGCCGGATCAGGCACCATCTTCGAGAACTGTTCTGCCAATACGGCAATGTTCTCAATGGCATCCCCGATGATCGCATCATCGCGTCCAAGATTCCATCCATGCATGTAATAAGCCACCGTTTCATAGGTGGCAGCATGGATCATCTCGTGAACCAGAGATTCAACCGAGGCCGAATAGAGATAGATCGTCTTGGAACCAATGGAGGTAAGTCCATGCACGTTCGCTTCCCATGCGATGTGCTCATCCCCTTGGTTCTGAGCGAAAGCATCTACCTCTTCGGGATTACCAAAGACAATCTTGTAATCACGAGTTCTTTCCGAACGAACCAGATCAGCCAGCAATTGACGTTGATCTGCATTCCCCATACCAGTCGCATTCAGGAACGTCCGAAGCTGACGCTGCGAGGTGAACGAAAGCACTTGTGCTCCCGTTTCACGATCACGCCGACCCAATGAACGTAGCTTCTCTTCGAATGGTTCACGCGGTGCAGCCTGACGCTGGATCCGAATTTCTTCATCGATCAGAGCTTCTTCTTCGAGAGCAGCCAGTTCCTGCTGACGAATCTGTTCGAGTCGTTCGGCAACATCTCTGAGATCGGCTTCGGTCAGATCTTCGAGATTGGCTCCTTCATTCTGAAAAGGTGAACTAATCGAAGCCATCTGATCCACGCTCACCTTGACCCGAGCCAAGGCACGATGGCGTGCTTCTACTTCCATCGCACTCTTGTCGAGGATCGCTTGGATCGTATTTTCAGTGCCTGAATGATATCCATCATAAGCACGCTGAAGTTCTTCCATCATGTCTCTTGATGTGATCATAGAAGGAAAGTTCTTCTTGGCTTCACGGAAACTATCAGCCACGGCCTTGATCGGGTTCTGTTGCCAGCTTTCCCAGACAGCCTGATTGGCTTTCTTGCTGTCCTCGAACATCGAAGACAGCTTCATGTGCATACCGTCGAACACCTTGAGCGTGCCCGTAGGAGCACCGTCCATGGTGGACAGGATCTGCATCATGCGTCCGTCACCGAACGAGATCGTGACCAACGGAATCCCGGCAACACCGGGATTACGGGGACCATAGACCTGACTTGCAGGCACGGCGTCTTCAGCAAAATCCCGACCGAAACTGATCGGCTTGTCGGATCCCTTTTCATCAGGGAACAGCACCTTGCGATTTAGTGTCGTCGATTGGGAACCAGAGACCAGAATGTTCTGTGCGCTCGAAGCGATCATCGGATATTTCTTGAGCATCATCCCAAGAACTTCGTTGATCTCATTCTCAGAAAGGAAGTCTCCTTCCTTCCATTCAGGATCCTTGGCTTTTTCTTTCAGTTTTTTTCCAAGCTCTGCCTGAAAATCATACTTGAAAAAGATGCCTTGGATTTGTGTCGCAGTACGAATCATCTTCGCATTGAACAACGTATCGCCTGCCAGCGTCTCGTCGATGGCAGTGACCATGGGTTCAACGAAAGTCTTCAGCAGATTCGCTTGAAGAGCCTTCTTCTGTCCGACACTGAACGTGAAGCTGGCAAGTGATTTACGATCACCACCTCGATTGTCAGGTTTGGCTTGAGCAACGTAAAGCTCACCTTTGCGATTCACTCGAACCACATTATCCGTGAGCTTACCAAGATGCTCTTGGTATTCACGGAATGCCGTTACCGGATCAGGCTTGTCGCTGAACATCGCTTGAGCGATCTCAGCTTCTGTCTTGGCTCCAGCAGCAACGGCATTTGAGATTCGCTCATAAATTTTATCGGTAATTTCTTTCATGAAATTACCGGCAATGCCGTTTTCACTTGAACCATAGATCGTGATCGTCAGCGGATTCTTGGCAGCACCACGGGTAATTGTGATCGTGCCATCCGGATTGAAAACGATATCCTTGGGCATGAGCAGACCCATCAGGCGAACTGCCGAGTAAAGCTGATCCTTCACTTCACCGGGAATCTTGGGATCCTGAAACATCTTCTGGATACCACGTTCGGTTCCAGTGCCCGCAGAGCCATAGAGATCAATCTTGTCAACAGCCCAACGTTGATCGAGTGTGGAAAACTTCGAAACGAAGAAACCACCACGCGCCATATTGAGAAACCACTTCGGCGTAAACTTGCCGCTGGTCATCAACATCATGGCGTTCACCGGACCATTGGTGACACCATCGGCTTCGACATAAAGGCTGGTACGGAAATTGCTCTTGTCATTCACACGAAGAGAACGGGAATACTCCATAAGAGCATGGACAGCAGCAGGACTGAGATCACCACCCAAATCGGCACGGAGTGCGTCGATGATTGAGGCTTCATACTCGGTTCCTCCAGTCAACTCCGGGAGAGACTTCATCTTGCCAAGACGACGTTTCGTCTCTGCTACTGCTTCCTCATTCGAGAGGTTGTGGATTTTGACCCCGATAGCCTGACCGATTGCAAGGAAGAATGCTAGTTCCCCTTCGGACGTATTGAGATCAAGCGTGCTCCACGTAGGGAGGATCGCTTCACGCATGATCTTATTCGCTTGCGGATTGTGAGCACCCTGCATCTGCATACGATTCTGCGAAGCGAACTCGTACCCATAATAGACCGGAACCTGATCCATTTGCTGACCGGCAGCCGTACCGACATTCTGGATCTGGCTCACCATCGATACCAGCTTATCGAAGCTGGCCGAAATTTGGCGATTTTTGCCTTCGAGGCTTTCGTAATGATTGGTGTTAAAATTGCCTTCTTCGATAGGCCCTGAACCAAACAGACGAAGCAGGCCCTCTCGACCAAGTGCGAGATAGAAATCGATCATCGGTCGATCAGCGTAATGCGGTGTTTCGCGTTCGGCTTTTTCGGCAGCGATCTGTTCGTCCGTCAGAGGCACCTTGCTACGAAGCTGGGTCTTCGGACCTGTTTTCGGAGGTGTACCGATATGATCGGTCTCGACAGGATCCAGTACCACCAGATGCTCAATCGCAGTGGGGTGTTCCTGAAGCTTCACCCGCTCCTTAACAGCATCGGTTACCTGATACCGTGTATCCAGATGAGGCTTCTCATTTGGGGTAGCGATCCACTGACGATTTTCATTTTTGCCTTCAGGCTTCCAAGCCTGAAACGCCAGAGCGTCCTTCTGAAGAAAACCCTGCTTCACGAAGGCACGCAGGATCTCGCCAGCAACCGCATCGGAAATACCTTCGGTATATCCTTTTGATACGCTGTTATTTTTCTTCAGACCCCAGAACCGTTCAATCGTCGATGCCAGCGAACGGATAGCCTGTGTCGTTCCCGATCCTGCTGACAGTGCAATCAGGTGCATATTCGAAACCTGAGATTGTTCGATATTCAGGATCTCGGCTGCCTGCTTTTCATCGACCTGATTGAAATGATTATTCGGATCAATCAGCCACTGATATGCAGCCAGAACTGCCTTTTCGATCAGTTCAGGATTATACGTGCCATCTTCTTCGGCAATGTTCAGGGCACGACCACGGAGCCAACGATGACGATCTTCGCCATCATTTTTTTCCAGAAACTCCGTAAGCTGTTCCTGAAGTAGCTTCAGGGTTGCGTCGGTGTCTCCGAGGAAGTCTGCGTAAGCTTCTGCAATCTCACTGGTATAAGCGCGCCTTCCATCCGTACCAACAATGGATAGATACACTCCAAGATCACCCATAGCATCAAGGACACGATCAAAGATTTGATCATCATTGATAAAGCGAACACGGGGATTGGCTGGAAGCTGGAAAGCTCGTTTGAAGAAATTCTTCGTGCCTCCCCATAGGTTAGGGAAGATCGCATCCATCCCTTTCGGTGTTTCCGAAACGGTGGGTTCTTGCACCTCATCTTCGACTGAAGGTGCAACTTCTCCATCTGGCTCTGGTTCAGACGATTCAGATGGTGCAGCCTGTGGCTCGGGTTCAGATTCCGGCTCAGAAACAACCTCCACTTCTTGAGGGGTATTTTCTTGTGAATTATCAAGTGTATCGTTGATCGCTTCGGTTACGACTTCTTCTGTAACTTCCTGTTCAACTCGCTCGATCTGCTCTTGCTCACGCTGGATCTCTTCGCTGCGAGCCTGCTGATCAGCCAGTTCCTTGGCCTGAAGCTCTGCTTCCAGTTCCTGCTCACGACGCGCCTGTTCACGCGCTTCGATCTCGGCAACGGCTGCCTGACGTTCAGCAGCCTTCTGCTGATTGAAAGCATCACTGATTTCTTCAGCAGGGGAGTTGAGCGAAGAGTCCAAGGAATCCAGTGCAACCCCTTCGATCCCAAGATCAGGGAACATCTGGATCAGATCATTCGCCATCTGGCCAATAGCCTGTGCTTCGATACCAATTCGCTGGGCAAGCCGAATTGATCCCGGCTGGCTTAGATCCACGAACGGACCAGTGCTTTCGAACCAGACTCGGCTTAGAGGATTAAGAGCCTGAAACTTCTGGGCATTCTGACGAGAACTACCACTCGCCAAAGCTGCATTAAGCGCTCCAACCTTGTTCTGCATGTGCTGGGCGAAGTCGGCAAAATCTTTCAGGTTTTCCTTGGCTTCATCCATTCGTCCTTGACGAACAGCATTGACCACATTGCTGACATAGCGCTTGCCGGAAACGAACCCACGTTCGATGGCATTACCGGTCGTGACCATTTCACTAACAGCATCAACCGGACGAGTCAGACCCAGTTCAACCGAACGATCCACGGCATTACGAGCATTCTCTGCCATCGTAATAGCCGCCTGCAACTTGATACGCTGATCAGGTGTCAGATCTTCACGCTGGGCCAGTACGGCTCGTGCAATTGCAGGAGATACCTTCTCCGGAGCCAAAGTCGAAAGAGCAACCGTGCTTGCAGCGATGTCATCCGGAATGATGATATCATTCTGGGTTTCCGTTTGTACCTGTTCACTTGGCTCAAAAGCCATGGCTTCCTTGACCGAAGGCATCGAACGCATTCGGTCGAGAACACCAGCAATAGCCGATACCTTTTGAAGAGCAGAGCTTTCTTCATCGAGCTTGCTGCTCAGAATATCCAGACCATCACCAATGATCTGTTCCTGAGCCTCGATCAGTTCAGCCATACGGCCTGCTGCAACAAGACGCTGCTCTTCGGATTGTGTCGTGTCATTGGCAGTCTGAGCCAAGGACAAGATCTGATCGTAGAGCGTACCATCACCCTGATCATTGATCGTGCTCAACAGGGTTTCGATTACAGGCAGAGCCTCTGGGCTTTCTGCCTCGATATCCATGACGATGGCTTCTTGGGCTGATAGGATCTCATCAAAATCCTGACCAACTCGCTCTTCGGAGATCGGAGAATTTTTCCGATTTTCTTCAAGCAGTTCATCATAGGATTTACGCTTCGAGAACCGATTGATGGCACGGCTGACAATGCCTGCTCCACCAACAGCACCCTGACCAGCAATGGAAAGACCAAGCCTTCCAGCGGGAGCCAAGGAACGAGCGGTATCGCCTATTGCGTCAACCGTACCACCGACAACGGCCCCCGGAGCCTGAAGCACCGGACCTGTTCCGAATCCACCGATTGCACCAATCGCAGCTTGCGTACCGACCTGATCGTAAAGATCACGATCCGGATCGATCTCGGACTGGATACCCAGATTCGTACCGTATTGGCTCGTACCTGATTGGATCGTTTCTTCGACAGCTTCCTTGCCAGCGTTCTGGAGAATTGAACCTGCCCGTCCTGTACGAAAAGGATTCGCTTCAAAACGTGCCGTCAGAATACCAGTGACCGCAGCAACAGGTGCCTGTGTTTCGGCTGCAATCAGTGCTGCTTCAGAAGCAAGGGCATTCTTTTCCGATTGGGTAAGATCTGTCCGTTCCTTGAGGATATCAAGGGCTTCGGACATGGTCTGCTGATAGGTGCCACCCGATTCCTGTGCAGCGATGACGGCTGGCATCGTAGCGTAGTCACCGACGATATCGGCAACCTTTTTGGATTTTCCTGCAAGCTGAATACCAGCTTTTCCAAGAATGCTGCGACCAACTGCACGGACCCCACCGGCAATGACGCTGCCGGAAAGAAGCGAGCCAACACCAGAAGCAACAGTGTCTGCCGTATATTCTGGATTTGCGAGAACGTTATATCCTGCGTCCCCGAAGTCCCTGATAAGACGTTCGACCTTAGCTTGATTGGGATCTGCCCCTGCTGCAATCTGATCTGCATAGATAGCCTGATTATCTCGTGAAGCTTGCCGATTGGCAGCATTCACGACATTGCGATTGCTTTCAAGAGCATCGCTAATCGGACCACTCCAAATTTCATTGATATCGTCAGTGAAATTGGAAACCGATGCAGCACCATCAGTAAAGGCTGTGGTATCTCGACCTGCCAGCTTATCAGCTATGAGGTCACCGCCCTGCATTCCAAGGGCGGCGATACCCGCAAAACTATTGAAGAAGCCCAGACCAGCACTTACGGCTGAATCTCTAGCAAATTCTCCATTGGTTCGGATAGCACTACGATCCTGTGCTACTTCGCCTTCTGCCCGCCCACGAGCCTGAATCAAAGCCGAAGCATCTGCACCATATTTTGTTTGCAGTTCAAATGGAGTCAGGCTGAGAAAATCATTCTCAACCTCAGATGCTGAATAGCGTCCGTTATTCGTATAACGACCAACAAGAGCGTCATAGGCATTCAGAGGTGCAGATACTCTCCGCACCTCCTTTTGCAGTTCGGTAGAACGCTGATTTACTTCGGTTGTTTTGGTTTCCGGTTGAGGAAGACTTGCTTCTTTTCCTGCAAACAAATCAAGATATTCTTGAAAGTCGGGCATCCGGATAAAACCTTATCAAATCAAATCAGCGTTGTGGTCTTTTCTTAACCCCGAAAAGATTTTCAAGCAAATAGGATGCTGTGTTTTCCAAGGAACCAGAGAAAGTATTTCCATTCACTCGACCACGTTCCCTTGGGGCCTCAAAATCAAGATTCGACACTTTTTGGTAATTGTCCTGTGCCTTCCGAAGCTGTGCCTCTGCCTCATTAACACGACGCTGGTAACGAGGAAGTTGCGCTTCCACACCCGGTTGTGTTTCGGCCCGCTGTTTCTGGCTATTCAGTTGAGCAACAGCTTGGTCATAAATAGCCCGAGCCGTTTCCAGAGATGCCATGGCTTCCTGTGTATCGATCAGGCTTCCCTGAGCAGCAACATTTCCTCCGGTGCGAGCACGTTCAATCGCTTCATTGATACCCGCATCATTGAGACGCAATCCTTCTCTGCCGAGATTTGGAGTGGTCCTTTCTCCACGCGCCCAATTAAAGAATTGTGCTGCCGAACCAAGATGTTGCTGATTGTAATTCGAAAGCAGAATTTCAGCAGCTTCACCCGTGGAAAGTGTGGGATTGCCTTTTCTGCCATTGGCTAGGGTAGGACGCGAACGCTGAACAATCGAGGAAATCTGGCTCGTCAAAAAGCCAACAGGAACACCTTCCATCGTTTTTGCCAGTTCACGAGCAACGATAATCGGATCCCGTTGATCATTCTTAGCTTTCAGAAGTGCTTCAGCATCAGTACCCGAATTGATCTGCCCAATCTGCGTCTGACCTTGCAGAGAAGCCTGATTGAGTGAGGCCAAACCACCAGAAGGCATTGTGCCTTCTGCTTCCATGATCAAGCCTTTGATTTCATCAAAGCTTTTTGCATTTTTGACACGAGTAGCTTCAGCAGGAGAGAGTCCTGCCCAAGTCTCGCTCATATCGTAATCTTTAATATTTTTTCGTTTTTCCCAAATCGCTTTCGCTACTTTTTCTTGATTCTCCAACGAGTTGGGAAGAGAGCGCCAGTTGTCCCCAAGAACACCCGGAGCAAAATCGCGATAGGTCTGCGCTGTAATCTGGAATGCACCAGTAGCCGACGAATTCAACGCACCGGAAGCAGGACGCAGTGTCTTATCCGCCCAATCGTGTGCTTCACCCATCGTCATTTGTGAGATGGGAACAGGTGGCTGGGCAAATGCACCATAGCCAAGAACCGTATCGGCTCCGGCTCCCTTAGCCGATCCTCCACCTCCACCAGTTCCAGCCGCTACATCAGCAGAACCGAACAGGCTTCCATAGACGCCATTCAGTCGGTTAATGGCGTGATCCAGTGCTCCCGGCGACAGATTACGAAAACTAGGGTGCGTAGTCAGAACTGCGCGTGCATCTTCTGCATTACCCGACATACCAAGAGCAGCCACATAAGCAGCCTGACCAGCTTCCATATCAGCACGATCTTGCTGTTCATTACCGAACCGGTAACGAGAAGCACCAAGATTGAACTCTCCAGTAGCATTCTGTAGAGCTTGTGCGGCTACGTCCTGACCATCCTTCGATACTTCACGAGCCTCACCCAGACGAAGTTTCAGACCAGCAAGAGTTTGTTCGCCACGAGCGACACGAGCAGGATCACGAGAAGCAATGTCAGCATATGCCTGTGGCAGCAGGGCTGCTGCATTGTCGTTAAGCGTATCGGTCTCACGCCCACGATTGCTGGCATAACGAGTATCATCAAGCGCCTGTGAAGCTGCATCCTGACGAAGCAGATCCATCGGAAGAGCACGAGCAGCAGCCAGTGAAGCCGCATTGATCCGACCAGCATTATTGCCTTGGGAGCCAATGATAGAAGCGATACGCTCCTTGGCATTATCCGACTCTTGGATCTTTGCCAGTTCAAGCTGGAAA